GACTGTAATCAACTGCAAAAGCATCTACACATCTAAAGTCTGCTTGAGGTCTTTTTGCCTGCCATTCTTTTTCCAATGGGCGCCAGTTATCTACTGCATCTCTGCCGTTGTCAATTGAAATACCAGACCATGCAAAATCTTGTTCAAGTGCAAAAGTATTGTTTCCACCGCCGATTGGCCAGCCACAACCAATTTCTAAATATGTTCCATTTTGTTTGCCATTGGTCATGGCGATAACAAATAGGTCCTGTGCCGTTTGGCTGTAAATTGTTGTTCTACCTTCTATAGGTGAACGTAGTGTGTTTAAATCTAAGGTTATCGGCTGATAAGGATCAACCATTTGTGTAAGCATGTATATTTGGAAAGATTTTTGCGATCGCTTCTGCACAGGCATGTGCAATTTGCATGTGTTCTTTTTGTGTACCATTAGCCCCACGTAGTTCAATGTAGTGTATCCAACTACGTATTGTTCCATTCATGTACAGTGTGGTTTTTGTTAGACCTTCGGGTAATATCTTACGTGCTTGTTCTTTTGCTATGCCATTGTCAATGGCCCAAGTGTATGCATGGTTTGCGGCTTCTATCACTGTATCCTGTATCTCGGTCCATTCCTGATGTAGTTGTACATTTTCAGTTTCAATTGAATTTTGTCTATTCTTTGTATCTTGCAGTCTACATTCAGCATACTCAAACATGTCGCCTTGTTCTTTTGGATCAGCATAACGTTGACTAAACTCTTGGAAACTGAAACTACGATGACGCACTATTTGATGTGCAATATCTCTAGTGGTTTGTATTTCCAAACACGCATTGGCCATTTCAAAAGGTGACCAATGTTTGTGTTTTACCAAATAGTTTAGCAGTCTTTCATGTGTCTCAGTGTTTATCTGATTGTTTGGATTTGAAACCTTTGCACAATAAGCAATTAGATCTTGTATATCAAGCAAACTGCCATCTTCATAGGTTTCAAATTCACTGGCTTTACTATATGATATAAGTTTTACTTTCATAACTTTCCTAAATAATTGTTGGTTAACGGTTCTATTCTATCTGCAACTGCATCTAGGTCAACAATAAAGTCTAGCTTGACAATACCTTGTTCCGTTATTACTGCCATGTGTTTGTTGACTACAACTTCTATGTCTTCGATGTCTAATCCCTGCTTTCTTAATGTGGTCAAGTTAATGGTTTTTTGTTTGCCATTTTCCAATTTGAACACAACCTTCTTAATCACATCAATAGGAATTATATCTTGATCAACGGAATCAATTACCTGTTTCCATTTATCAACTTTGCTACATGGTAAGATCATTTATACTTTTGCTTTGGCTGGTCTTCCACGTTTCTTTTTAGCAGGTGCTTCTTTTATACCCATCATAGCATTGGCTTCTGCTTGCATACGTTGTGATTCTGCCAACATGCTCTGTGCTTCAACGGCCATTCTTTCTGCTTGAGCTTTCATGTTGTTTGCAATTGCATCGTCAGTTAATGCACCAGTAGTAGGAGCAGCCATTGGTTGAGTTATAGCAACACTTGTTGGATTTGTTACGCCAGCAGTTTCATTCAATTGCTTGTTTGAAGTTGTATTTAAACTACCTGGAGCAATATAGTTTGGCCCACCAATTTCTCTTCCGTATTCGTCTCTTGGACGTACTTTACCAGTGTATCCACCGTCTGCATCAAGTTGAGCCATACGTTTAATTGCATCCTCTCCTTGCTTCATTTCATTTAGAATACTGTTAAGTTCATCTAAACGTACATTTGATGTAGCAGTTGGAGTAACTACTATGTCATTGGTTCTAACCTTTTTGATCCAACCTTCTCTATGACATCTTTGCAATATTGCACTTCCATCCGAAAACATTTTACTATGCATTGCATCTCCAAGTGATTCAGCTTGTTGAGCTTCTACACTTTCAAGAGCTTTCATAAAATCATTTGAAAGTTGCATGTTCATGTTTTGCGGATATACCACAAGACACATGTGTTCTTCTTCTGGTACTTCTCTAAACATGATAGCAACTTTACGATCGCCGTGTTTACCTAGGTGTTTAATCATCTTTTGTTTCTCCTTGAGCTTTAGACGTCTCCTCAGCTTCTGTTGTTTGATTCTCTAACTTTGGTCGATTTTCTTCCAACCATTTAGAGATTCGATTATAGGTAACTCCTACAACAGCCATTTCTTCTGCTTTAAAAGCACCTTTTTCGCATGCCTTTTCGATTATTTGTTTGCAATAATCTATATCACCAATTGTAAGTGAAATTGTTTGTTCAGGCATGGGAATTTGTTTGTCTTCTTCTGTATTTGTCATACTATTAGTTATCTCCGATTCCATTAACTACGTAGTTTATTTAATGGTTTATCGGTATTTAGGTAAAATTAATCCTCGTATAGTGCCCATGTACCAAAGGGCGGATTAGGATTCTTATCGCCATGTATAATAAAAACTGTATCACAGTAGTTAGGATCGCCCCATGAATCAAATGGATAACCATCTGTAAACATAACCAATCTTTTAGGATCAATACCTTCTTCTTTAAGGTAGTCAAACACACAATCAAAGTCAGTACCACCACCACCTTTGATCTCGTACTCGTCGATAGCATCTATGTTATCGTCAGTAAATGTTTGTACATTATAAACACTAGTATCAAAACAACATATAGTAACACGGAACTGCCCATACTCTTCCATAATTCCTTTGACTTCACTCATAAAGTCTCTACCTTGCTCTGCGCCAATTGAACCACTCATGTCTAATGCACAAAAGATATCAACATATTCGTCGTTGTCCATACCTGGAAGTATAGCATCCATGTGCCAGCCCTTACGATGCATACGTTTAAATGTGTAGTCAGACTTGATAGTTGACTGCATCTGCATACGTAACAGTTCTCTCCAGTTTAATTTAGGCTCGGTGAGTTGTGCAACAATACGTTTTACCCCTGCTGGTACGTTGCCAGGATCTGATGCCTGTGCGGCACTCAGCATGGCTTCTTTTATTTCTTCTTTAATCTTTTCACGTTCTTCTTTTGAATATTTTGTAGGTCCTTTACCTTCTTCGTCATTGTCGCCATCACCTTCTTTACCATCCAAGTGCTGATCAATCAACTGTTTTACAAGCTCATCCATATCGATCTTATCAGCATTCTCATAAAGGTCGTCATATACTTCTTCTGAACTCCAACCTTCATACTTAACATCATACAAACATGGAACAGTCTTAATAAACTCGCCTACTCTGTGTTTTTGTAGATCAGCATTTACACAATAGTCAGCAGCTATGTTGTGCAACTGAGGATCTCTGTCACCACGTCTACCAAAATGATCATATACACAATGCAATACTTCATGTCCAAAAAGAAATTCAACTTCTTTAGGACGTAGCATTTTTATGAACTTTGAGTTGTAATAGAAATTTCTACCATCAGTTGCAGCAGTTGCACACCATTCGTCAGCATTGACTAGTTTCAATCTAGTAGCAAGGTTACCAAAGAAACTAGCACGTAACAACATGCCAACTCTTGCAGTAATTAAGATTTCACGTACTTCTCTATCACGTGCAGGGTCCATTGGACCTAGTATATCTTTAAATTTGTCTGCTAAGTCTTTGTTTACTGTTGTATCTTGCGACATGTGCTACTCCTAATTTCTAACTGTATATACATTGTAACACATATTGTGAAAGTGTCAACCTAATTTGCCATTTAGAGGCACGATTGTTATTAATATATTCCAATTATCAGGATCACTAAATTCAAGACTTTCTTCACCGCCGGCATCTGCAAGTTCTTTGTTTTCATACACACCAACTAACTGTCTATAGTCTGAATGTCTTTTCTGTTTTTCAACAACATACATACTAGTTCCAGTATTCATCTAAGTCTCACTTTCCAACTGCCACGATTATATGGTTCAGTTTCCCATTTACGGACATGGTTAGAGGCCTCGCACCAGCTGGGGAATTCTTTTTGTATGGCGCCGTGACCGGTGATAACTCGTATTTCTTTTTCTTTGTCTAGCCATTTTTCATATGCAAATGCTATGAATAACTTCCATGCATCATGTACGGTTCTACCATGTAGATCAATTGTTTTCATCTTTCGCCCATTTAAGTTTAAAGAAGCTAACTTCTTTTTCGCTTTTCATGTATAAACGTAAATTTTCACTTCCGTTTGTCCAACTCCACTGCTGATTAACAAAATGTGGTGCATCACTGTTAGGAACATTAAACTGTTGGCGTTTTAGCAACATTCCTCTAATGTACATGAAGTCACGTACTTCAGCACTATACCCATAGGTTTCTATCATCCAGCCCATACAAGTATGAAAATCAAATGGTCCAAATGTGCTGCGTTGAAACTCTATACAATATTCAAAGTAATTATTATATGCATAACGTCCGTCAAGTTTTTTAACAGTGTATTTCATGCTAGTATTTAAGTCCAAACATCACTGCGTCTGATTCTTTTTTAAAGTAGAATATCACATGCCATTCGTTCACTGCCACACCACGCCATTCTGGATCTTCCATCATTTTACGTTGCCATTCATGATCTAGCATCCAAGCCCAACGTTCACTAGGACGTCCAAAATCTTGATGTACCTGTTTAAGTAGGTTGGTCCATTCTCGAGGATCATAAGGTGTATAACGACGAGGCACTTGAACATAATCTTTCAAGTGCCTCTGAAGTATAGTGTCTATGTCATCCATAGCACCTGTAATTTGGTTGAGGGCCTGCATAGTTATGCCTTAGGTGTTACAGTTAGAAAATGGCCCTCAACCAATTCTGTTATCCTTGACTAGCAAGTATGTACTTGCCATAACGTTGATGAAACTCATCAAAGTTTTTAAGTTTAGTAGGTTGAAACGGAATAGCATATGTTGTCAATGCAATCCTTGCACCCATAACAACCAACTCAGTTTCAAAGTTATCCATCATAAACCTAAAGAAGTTATCACTCATCTTGTGAAACTCAGCATCTTTAACAGTTGCTAATGCTTCTTTAAGCTCATAACACATACTAATAGTAAGTGAATACATTGCACTAACTTCTTGCACATCCAGTTTGCTAACCTTACCAGCAAGCACATCTGTTGGATTAGGAAGTTTACCAGCAATCTTTCTGTGTGCTTGAAACTTAACTGCAAGACCTTCACCAATGGTACCAGCAATCAGATCAGTTGCAGTGGTTTCCGTCATGTCCTCTTCAATAAGTTCGCTTACAAAACTCCATGATCTTGGAGTAGCAAAAGCTCTACTTGCACTCTTTGCATCAAAATCATACAAGTCCTGTTTAGCAAAACTCAAGTAACCTACTACATCAGGATGTATACCATTTTCAACGGCCCAATCAAACCATGCTTCATAGTCTGCACGTATCTCTACGTGTACAAATCTATTTGCAAGTGGAGTAGGCATTCTAAAGGTAACACCTTTGTCTGACTCTCTGTTACCAGCGGCAATAATAACCACATTGTCCGGCAATACATACTTGCCTAATCTTCTGTTAAGCACCAACTGGTAAGCGGCGGCTTGTACACTAGCAGGTGCACTATTCATTTCATCCAAGAATACTGTGATCATTGGATAGTCTTTGGCAAATTCTGGTGATGGAAGATCAATAGGCGGAGCCCAATCCATTACGCCTAGTTCTTTGTTGAAGTAGGGCATACCTCTAAGGTCTGTTGGATCCATTTGACCTAAACGTAAATCAAACATATAACCTCCAGCATCATTGGTAATCTGCTGAACTATATCTGACTTACCAACACCTGGAGGTCCCCATAAAAATATTGGTCTTTGTTTTTTGAATGCTACTTTAATTGCACTTTTTGCACCAGCAGTAGTAACTGTTCTGTATTCAATTTGACTTGAACTTGACATAAGCTATCTCCTTGTTTCTAACTGTATATACATAGTAACACAGGATTATATTATGTCAACCAGTTTTTTACGGAAGATAGTTATTTTTATATACAGAAATACTTTCTAAATTTTTTGGATTGAGCTTTTTAATTACAGCCTTGCTTAATCCACCATGCATTACTTGATCAAGGACAACATCTGGTTCGGCATACAAACATTCAATTGCAATATCAAGATTTCTCAAAGGTGTAAAAGTAATAGCATTATCAAGATGCCACATTTGAAAATCGTTTAAGGCAACATTGGCAGTATGATTAAATCCTTCATCTTGGTCGTAAAATATTTCATTACGTTTTAATATCTTATTTCGATACTTTTCATTGAAGAATCCCTTCATATAACAGCTATCAATGTTGTCAAATTCTTGGCATAAATCAATTCCGTGACAATCTAGAAGCCATTGAACAAACATGGGATTTCTTAAAAGTAATTCATCGCCAGAAAACCCTGTAAGTTGCATATGTGGAGTGTCGATAACGTGCATTTGATCGTAACCCCAACCTAAATTAGATAAGTCTTGTTTGGTCGAAGATTGGTTACCAGTAGAATATTCTATGTTACAATAATCAAATGCACTTTTAACCATAGCAACATCAACACCTGGGCTATCTGCCGCTATTAGCGGAATGGTAGTTTCAAGTTGTTGTGTTACTGTAATCAAATAATTGCACACTACATCAACTAGTTCAGTCTTATTGTAAATTTTGTGATCAGAATCAAAACTAATTGAATATTTTTCATCAGCCTGTTTCCATCTCCATTCATCATTCACGTTGATTGCAGTGCCATTGAAATAAATTGTTTCTAATAGGTTATCATTGATATTTGTTAATATATCTTTGTTTAAAAATAATGGAAAGCCTCGAGAATCGTCGTAGTAGATAGCAGGTGTGTGAGAAAAATCCAAAATTACATAGTTGCCTCTGGTAGTACTAAAGTTATAAGATTGTACTTTGCTTTCTAAATTTTCACCAATGGTATAGCCTTTATAAAAGATATTATTGAATCTTTGCCAGCCTTTGTCTAGTTGTATATAATAGTCTTTTACTTTGTATGTCGTGCTTAGGGGTTTTTTGTACTCTGATTCAGTACGAGAAATATAGAAAAACATAAAGACCTTTTTAGTTTATTTTCTTTTTTCTTTTCCGCCACCTGTCCAAACATCACGTGCATTTACACGTATGTAACGTTTGTTGGTTTCGTTGGTGTTTGGGTTAGGGATAGTAATCATAACACGTCTACCTCTTTTAAATGCCGCAAGTTGATTGTTTAATCTTTCAACACTCTGCATATATTCTTTTCTCAGTGCTTTTGATGCATGCTTGTATGAATTGCCTACCATGCCTTTTGAGGTTTGACTGGTTCTTGATTTCTTTTTACCCATTTGCTTTTTCCCATTCTTTTTCAAATCTATCTAGTGTACAAGGCAGTCTTTCGCAGTTGCCCCATAGCCTTTTGATGTATGCTCGTTCCATACGTTCAATGTCTGACACATTCCATGAATCTGGAATTAATTGTCCTTTTACTGCAAACATTAATTCATTTTGAAACCGATTACCGTTTGGCATATAAATTCTCCCAATATTTAAGTCTATCTGCCCAAGGTGTGCGATTTTTATCGTGTTCAATTAACTTTTTCATGTAGTGTGCATGGCCACCGTCCCATGGTGTTTTAGTACCAAATCCACATTTCAGCTGATATATCTGCAAGCCGTCATCATCATATTCCCACAATCGAAGATCAGGATCTAGTTCAATTTCATTCATAGTTGATCCTTAAAAATAACAAACACTCCAATGATTTGTAGCATTAGAAACACAAACGTGAAAAGCAGTTGTCCTAGTAATTCACGAAGTTCATCTCTTTTCATTGTGATATTTATTTCTTCTGTTGTGACCGTTCAAACATTTGACTAACCAATGGCAAACTTACTGGATGTTCACTACAACGTTGTGTACCTTCAATGGTGCTTTCAATCAAGAATGCAGTCTCTGGTGGTTCTTGCCCCATTGGGCAACTACATACAGCCAATCCGTTTTTGTCTATTTTGCAGTTCCAACTGAAGCAATTACTTGCTCGATGTCCTTGTTTGAGGCTGGCTGGACATTCAACAATGTTTCCTCTCATTTTTTCTGTGTTATGAGAAAAATCATTTTGTTGTCTTGGATAATCAGCTCTTGGCCAAAACGTACTCCATACTGAATTTTCGCCTGTTGGTTCACAACTTGTCATGTTTCCTGCACTTAGATCAGCTATGTTATCACCAAATAATATAGGACAAGTACATTTCACTTCTGGAAATGATTCTCCAGATTGATTGGTAATTGTTCCACCTGTTGGTTTGCATGCACTAGCGGCACACAATGCAAATTGTCCATGACATATGGTAATACCTTTATCTGCAAATGCAGAAGCACTCCAAAGAAGTGCAAGCAGTGTAACTAAGAATATTCTAATGTTAAATTTATGTATTTTCATTCATGTTCTCCCCCGGGATCATTTTTATCTAACTTGATTTTTTCACCGTTCACCCACATATAGCCTCTACTTCTGCTTGGTGTGTGATATCCATTGTTTAAAAAGAAACTGGGCTTACGTTTTGCAGTCTCAAATATCACAACTGTTGCAACAATACCTGCAATTAACAATGTGTGTGCTACTGCGGTATAGGCAAATACTGTTAAACTGCCCAAGCCCATGCTAAAAATAATACACCACATCCATGCTAATACCTGCATGACCATGTGTCTTACATTTGTGTCTGGAATAGCACTAAGAGGATTTCGTCGATCATCCATTATACTATTCCAACAACTAACAATCCATTCTTTCATCGGATAAACTCCTTTTTCAAATGTCACTTTTATTGGATAATTTGCATCGACAACATCTTTGAAATCAATTGCATCATATCTTGAATTAAAATATTGCACAATTTTTGTTTCACGCCAATAGCCTGTGACTCTATACATTTAGTTATCAAGGATGGGGTCTGTTTCTTTAGGAAAATGCTGTCGATATTTGTTTACCATCAACTCTCTATTTTCTTCAATTGATATCAGCCCTGCTTCAATTTCCCTAAGAGCAGTCATTCCTCTTTTGTTAAAATGCGGAGTCAATGGCTGATTGTCAGCACTGTAACTTCTTGCTCTTGTGGATGCAGCCATAATTAAATCATATCTACTTCCGCCTACGTTTTTTGTGCCTTTGGTATTACTGATTCTTGCCATTGATATTGTACCTTTTTATTGTTTCAGTTGTCATAATTCCACTGCGGAAGTTTTCCACTGCGTCTTCAACATAATGCATACTATGGTCACTGTAATCAATTAAACCTAGTAATCTGTTGTCTTCATAAAACTCGACATAGTGCTTGTTGCCGACTTTTTTAAACTTTGTATCTCGATTTTCTAAATACATATTACCTCCAATACAATGCAGAGTGTTGCACATGTTTAAGGACCCTCTCATGATCTAAACGGGAGGTGCTGTGTGTCACCTCCGACCAGGTCCGCCTGATATTCTAACAAGAGATCTAGGCTCCCGTACCTCTTTGCAACTAGGGGGCTGGGGACATAAGTTTTACCTTCTTGCCCACCTCTTTCCAAACCCTGCACTGTAAACCTTAGTCTTTTCTAATGTTTTTTAACTTGTTTAGTTCGTAACTTTCACTGAGCCACCAAACCAACATTCCAAAACATGCCGCAATGCCAAAACCTGTTACAACCTGTTGTGCTTCAAACCCATATGTATTCGCTATGTATATTAAACCACGTACGGCGGCTAAAACTACAGCAGTTGCAATTGCAATTATGGCTAGTCTTGACACAATATATTTTGTTTTTTCCATTTTAAGTTCCTTTTCTGTTTTCTAACTTTATAATGTATATTAACACTATATATTGTGTCTGTCAACCACTATTTGCATATTATTTGCGAAATTTTAATGTGTGTTGCTTTCCATTTCCATCAGTAAAAGTAATTGTACTGTGTGAATAAATATCATTCTGCTGAACTTCGTTGTATCTGGTTTGATAACTACACTGTCTTTGTACACCACCTCTAGCATCACTGTTCATGTTGCCCAATAACCCACCTAGTATAGCACCAGCAGTGCCACCATCAGGCATGTTTTTGGTTACATTGTTACCAATGATACCACCAATGATTGCACCTCTTAGTGTGTCGTGTGTTCTATCACCACCAATTGAAACATCTTGACATACTTCAACCTGATATGGTTGTTGTTTGATTATGCTTTTGTAATGGTCTCTAATTACACCATTTGTATTAGAATCAAATGCTTGTACTGGTAATGCGACTAGTGCTAAAGCAGTACTTGCAATGGCAATGTTTAATAGTTTCATGTAAATAACTCCTTATCAATTAATATACTTATAATAGCATCTATTTACAGTATGTCAACCTTTTTTTATAAAATGGTAGCCGCCACCTAACCTCGCCAACTACCTTGTGCAACACAGAACGTTACACCCCGACTCTCAGTATACCTCTCCTGAGACTTGTCAAGGCGAAAGACATAGTCGGTTCACAGCGAGGGTAACGCAATAATTGAATATACTATGTCTTTACAAATTTACTTATCACCAGGTAATCTGGACACCTGCAGAAATGACATTAGTATTACCTAAGTCTGTCATTGATCTGTTTGCTTCGACTCTAAAAGTTATATTTTCATTAACTTTCTCAAGTCCGACTGCAATATCATTTACACCATCTGTGTGATGCAATACTGTGAAATCAACTGGACCTAGATCTCCTTTTAGACCTACAGTTGCATAGCCATAGTTATCAGTATCATTTGCTACTGTTCTAAGACTTTGTACTGAACCTGTTTCTGTGTATCCACTTACTTTTTTCTTACCTTTTGTTAATCCAACAATAGGACGAAACTTTTCATTTGTTGGGCTAAAACTTACACTGATTGAAGTATCTGTTCCATTAGTATCCGCAGTGTTTGAGAAATCACCAATAATACGTGACACATCATAGTCTGTCATTGCGTGTTTCAGGCCTATTGTAACATCACCCTGTGTGACTTTTTTGCCTACATTTACACCCAGTACATTTGTTTTAGCAGTAACAGTATCATCATTGCCTTTTAGACTAGTGCTAAATTTTGCAGCACCTAATGCTATAGCATAACCTGTGTCATTGTTTATTTTACTAGCACCCAATACTGCACCTTTTGTAGTACCAGTTAGTCCACCACTCATTTTACTATCCATAGCAATTGCTTTTGGACCATCAAAAGTTAGGTTGCGTATTGCAGTACTTGTAACATCTTGTGCTGATGCAACCTGATCTATACGTCCTGTAAAAGGAGTAAGAGTTTCTACTGTTGTACCTGTTAGTGTGTTTGTACCATCATCATAAACATCAAATGTACTGGTAGTTTTTTCTCTAGCAATAGTTTGTATCTTAGCAGTTTCTGATGCAGTGTGACTTGTAACACTTGATGTTGCAGTTCCTATTTTAGTTGGGCCACTTGCAGCATCTGTTGCTGATCCTTCATCATTGACATCACCCCAGTCACTAGGTGTTTCGCCTGCAGTTCCACCACCTGCACCGCCTTCGATAGCAGTATCAGCGGCACCAAAAGCACTAGGACCAAAAATGTAAGCATATTCGGCAGTTAAAATATCACCTGCACTTACGCCTGTCCAATGCCAAGTTAAACCAATAGTATGATCACCATTGCCATAATTTACACTATTACCATCACTATCTGTGTAAGGTGATCCTGTGTAACCGTCTGCTTCTGTTGTCCAACCATTGCTAATACCAGCATCAACATTAGAGTTTGTTGAATATAAACCTAATGCATAACGACTTGTTGTTGCCTCACTAAATGCAACGTTGCTATCAGGGATACCTGAATAACCTAGCACGTTATCTGTAGCACTTGTATCACCTGCTTCTGGCATAGCATCTGGATCTATGAATCGTCCAAAATAAACGTCATCTGCTGCACCACCTGCAGTAATATTTGTTGTGATATCAACATATTCACTTGTAGTACCTAAACTATAGATGTTTTCTATTTCCCAACCTGTGTGTGCAGTGTTTGTACCGTTCCAAGTAAATGTATTAGTACCGTCTGTAAGTCCATCACTGTCTGTCCATGCGTTGGAACCCGAATTGTTGTTTGTGCTATTTGTTCCGTCAATTTTTAAAGCAAAGCCATCAAACGGTGATCCTGGTGTTAAGTAGTCGCCCTGCTCACTGTCTCCAGGAAATGTTCCTGAACCTGTTGAATCATACTGTAGTCCTGGTCTTGTGCCACCGCCAGAACCAAATGTACCACTAGTACCATTTACGCCTGCACGTACATAATCATTTTCAAGTATACCCATGCCTGTTACACTGGTATTCATACTTGATGTATCCGACAACGCCGTTGTTGTCATCAATGCAGTCAAGACTGCACCGACTAATAAAGTTCTTTTCATTATTTGTTACCCTCTCTGCGAACACGAATGCTCACATATATTTAACAGGTTAACAATTTTTTAATATTGTAATAAAATAAATATTTTTATGCTAGAAAAGATAAAAAAACGTTGGCGTGAATGGCGTGATAAGTGGACTGTTGATCATACCATTGATGTAATAGTTGACATTACACTATTGCTTATAGATGTAATAATGTCACCTGTATTAATAATTGTTAGACTTGTTAGATATGTAATCGGAGATTGGATTGCAGATAAACTTAAATGGATTATTAAGGCTATAGTGCATTGGTATCAAAAACAACACCCTTTAGTGAAAAGACTAATAGTTGTATTTTTCCTTTTAGCACTTCCGTTTTTATTAATTATACTGTGGAGTTTCAGTAGTATATGGACCATGTATTGGGAAATTATTTGGGGAGACAAATAAGCAATCTCAAAGTGTATTTCTTTAATCAGGAAAGCTACTAATAGAATCTTTTTTCTTATTTGTTGCACTGATTTTTTCATTTGTATTATCTGTCGTGTGTGCTGGACAAAACTTACACTGTGGAATCACATCATCAATACCATCAATGAACTCTTTTCCTCTTTGTGCAAATTCGTGTACACTAAGTGGATGATAGTTGTGCAGTAACTGTCTGTCTTCTTCGGTTATATCAAAATTATGTTGTAAATCAAATTCTGGAAACAACCCAACCGGACCGCATTTGTAGAGTTTTGCTCTAATAAAATGATGACATTGAAACTGTACAAAGCCACATGCATTATGTGCTTGCTGAGGATCACTTTGGAATAGTGTGAATTTTCCGTTTTCGTTTTTTTGTACGGCACTTGTATAAAACTCATCCTGTAACCAATAATGAATTTTTACATGATTGTTATCTGTTAGTGCATAGTGACTTTCGTTTGTGATTTCTCCATTGGAGAGTTGTCTTACTCCTGAACCTTGAAGAAACTTTTTGCCTTCTTCTAAGTGTCGGTCTAGATCATTCTCGTTATGAACACTTACGCCAATCCAGTTCTTTTCCTCGTTATGGGTACCAGTGTAATTATTCAGCACATCATACAAGCCTGAAACATGATTTATTCTCACACCATTGGTGAGTATCTGTACTGGTTTATTCCACAACCTGTTAATGCCATTTACCCAATCACATATAGTTGGATTAAGCAATGGTTCACCTCCAAGAATAGTCACTTTTTGTAGGCGTATCTTTCCTGCCCATGCGGTGTACTCTGCTTCATAGTCAGTCCATTTTTGATAACCACTAAAAGCATGATTGTTGAATCGGTTACAGTTTGAGCACGTTAAATTGCACACATTGGTAATATAAAATTCAATGTTAGGTACATATGTGCGAGGATCATCAGGATGTTCATCTGGAAAGTGTTTTGGGTATCTCATAGTGTACTTAGTAAAAAATGGTGCCGGCAGCAAGATTCGAACTCGCGACCTGATGATTACAAATCAACTGCTCTACCAACTGAGCTATGCCGGCACGATTCACCTTTTTACTTATTAATCGTTATTTGGATAAACTCTTTCTAAGAGTTTTGAATAAGCATTTGCAATAGTTTTTTCATTTATAGCAGGTCCTATTGTTTTATTATCAATTATACATGTCCATACGTATGCTAGATAATTCAGTACAATTGAAGGATTTTGTCCGTACCCAATATCATATGGTAAAGCATTATGTGTGCCAACAGGATTATAAACATTTGCCTCACATAAACGATCAACTTCTTTACCACTGAAAGTTGTAATATCATAATCTTTAAGTTGGAAGTTTGCCAGTTCTTCTACAATTGCAATCCAGCGATCAGAACAATCCATGGCCTTTCCTGCTAACATTGCTATACCAGAGCATACCTGCACATGAAAGTGTCCGCGTCCAGGTGCATCTAGTTTATCCATATAAGATAATTCATCTGCAACCATTGCAACTTGATCAAATATATCATGGACTCCTGGTGTCTGAAAGTAACTTTTGCCTCCATAAGGAGCAGAAACATTAAGTGCACCACCTATTTGTCCTTTTTTAACTTTGAAGTTAGTAAAACGATTTAACAGGTTATTGGCACGAAATGCACTTGTGATCTTATCTGCTTTGGTTTCAACTGCATCCATACTATCAATAATACCATATAATTTACATGCTTCGTATGCATCATCTACTTCGTATACTCTAACTGATACTTGTTCTGGTATAGGAAGTGTTTTGACATTGTTATTAACCACTTGATTTTCAATGTAGTGTTTCTTCCATGCATATTGTCTAGTATTACCGTCTAGTACATATGTTGTATCTTTTCTAAAAAATGCTGGCTTACTTGTGGTTTCACCGGTATAATGAAGTAGGTCAACTTCAGCATGTTTATACATTGGAGTTACAAAACGTGTGGCGGCCCTTTTGGCACGACGTTCAACGTCTCGGTTAGCTGGAAATGTTGGAATTTTTAAAAAATCATCAAGTTTCATAATACTAGCAAGGTCTTTAGACATTGGAAACTTTTTTATTTCATAAGTTTTTTCTTCGTTAACGTCAAATAGGTCGTTAGTGACCAGCTCTAGATTTTTGTTCATAGTTTTTTCCTTGTTCTCAAACAATGTTAATGTATCGTTAACCGCAGTTAACTTACACTTTAGTTATTCAACCAAGATTGTCTTGGTTAAAATTCTATACACAACGTATAGAATACTTGGCAGAGGACCAAGGAGTCGAACCCTGGCTTAGTGGGTTGGAGCCACTCGTGCTACCGTAACACTTGTCCTCTATAATTTGGTGAACTGTGAGAGATTCGAACTCCCGACCTTTTGGTTCGTAGCCAAATGCTCTATCCAGCTGAGCTAACAGTCCGTAATTCTTTATACGTTTATCGCAACGTACACTAATAATGCAAAAATTCCAATGTTAATTAACATATTCACATAATGTGGATTTGGTGCCATTGTATTCTCCTAATAAAAATACATTATAGCATCTTTAGAATAAAAGTCAACCAAAATATATATTATAAAGTATGCCTATTGTGACTGCACATATCACACAGTTCAACAGATGAAGTGCAATGTAATCTTGTGGCTTCATAAACGTTCTCCAAGATTAGGAGTATCTTCAATACAAACATAGCCAACACCAGGCTTGGCTTTTATCTCTGCTTGAAGTGCATCCGCATAACACTCCTCCAAAGTGATATAATAATTAAGTGTTTTTCCTTCAACATTTCCTTGCAAAGAAATATACACCATTGTCAAAATGTATCCTAGTATCATTTTCTATATGTCCCATCTCTGTTGAAAAATAATGCATTGAATGCACAATAGTATATGCTGGCAAAACGTCCATACACAGGTGCTTGTTGTTTGTACCACCAAATAAAATCTTCACAAAATGTTTTATAATGCATTAGCCAAGTATTGTTTTTTGTTCTTTAAGATTTTTTTGCAACTTTTCTTTAAAAAGTTGATTTCTAAAATTTGGTGTGATTGTAAGCAGAGCTTGTTTTAAATTAGGTTCACTGGTATGAATAATATTAAAACATTTTTTGAGAAAAATGTTTTCTAACAGTAGATCAACATTGTGTTGTAATCTTATTCTATTATCTTCCAGTATTGTTTTAAGCACTGCAACATCTTCAAACAGATGAAGGTTAAGTTCTAAAGACTGCACACATCGTTCTCTCGGATCTTCTAAAGATTCATAGCTGTGATCTACTATATCATCAAATACATCAAATCCTAAGTTACGCATCGCGGTTGCATTTTTCCAACCGCCAAACCAAATTGGCAAAGTTCCACCCATTATAGACATAAAAGTTTTTTCAGTAAGTAAAGATTCCTTTTCATAATAGCATGGTTCGGTAATTATACTGATGCAACTTGGTTCAAATACTGTTTCTTTTAATAACTTGTTGTATGTTTCTGCGTTCTTAAAGTTGCCATTTTTGATACTCTGTCCTAGTTGCACCTCAGGGCCAAATCTAAAATCAGTAACTGGTATGTCGTTCACGTCGTTATATTGCCAGGCTAAACTATGGGTATAGTTTTTAAAATTTAGACGTTTGATTTCTTCAAGTAATAATTTTCTATGAATTCTTGATTTGTTTATTGCAAAATTAAAAATTGCGGTCTTGTCTTTCCAATTAGTTTCTATATTCTGCTCTATAAACTCTTGGCATTCACTTGCTAAGAATATAGGAAAATAAACTAAATTGTATTCTGACAATACATCATCATGAAGAACATGATCAAATATCAAAGTGTGTGATTTAGGATCACAGGCGCTGCTGTCTAAAAGTTTTTTTACATGAAAACATTGATCTTCTTCGTCGAAACAATGATCATTAATCCATATAAATTCAGGGTTAGTAAGTATTTCGCCCTTGTACTTGTAGGTTGGTCCAAGCAGTTCAATCATTAAACCGTACTCCAGTCTTATCAATTTTTCTCTTTACAAATCGTGCATATTCTTGATGGGCTTCTCGAAAATAATGTCCACGAGGTTCTCTAGGAAATTCTTTTGTATCACAAAAATTACAAAATTCTAAACGGTGCCCGGGCAATGGACGGTAGATATCTTCTGGCCATGGAAATTGATGATGTATTCCTTGAAAACTATCAAGGTTAATAACTTTAATACTTTTGCTTCGGGCTATTGCATTTAGTGCTAGTATATTTTTTAGCTTATTATTGTAGGCCCTTTGTTCATTGCCTTCATAGGTAAGCCATTGTTTTCCATAGTTTTCGTAAAGCTCGTGGTCTTTGACTTTGGTTAGAACATTCCTACCTTGTAACAGTATATCATTTGGTGTTTTGGTAAATGAATCACTGTTTCCAACATTGATTGGAATCCAATAGTTGTGTTCTGTGTGAAACAGTTCACCACGATCTTTGCCTGTCCAGCAGGCTATTACTAGATCAAAGTTATCTGCTTGTTCTAAAAATATTCTAAACATAGCATCATTTGATCCACCGCTTATTGCATGATTGTGTGGTGTGTATCCCAATAATTCAGCTAACTTTACAGGGTAACTGTTTTTTGCACCGTACTCTGCCTCAATTTGATAATGGTCCTTTCCAGGTTCTCCTGCTAATACCAAACCTGGTTCTTCATGCATTAGTGCACCAGCCGCATGTGAACATCCTAGTATAAGTGCGTTAGGCATCGGCTATTGCTTTTTTAACTTCTTGTAACTTTTGAGGCCAACGTTCAGTGTAACCGTCAAGTAACTGTTTGTTTGTTGCAGCCGCAACTTCAAATCTTTCATAGTCTCTACGTGTGTATACTTTTTCTATAAACGTTTCTAATTGGTCTAATAACATACGCATTCTATCTATTTTTCGAAATTCGTCATCGTATGAGTGATCTACATAATCATCTAGTACATCAAAACCATGTGTCCTAAGCAGAGATACACTTTTAGGACTACAAAACAACAACCATGGACGTGGTAATTGTAATGCTCTAAACAGTTTTTCACTGAAGGTTATATGATCTTCATTCATAAAAGTTTCTAAAATAAAACTTACATTGGTTTTCATAATGACTTGTTCAAGGGATCCAAGGCGATCAACCTTGTTGTATGGTACAAGATCTTGTGCAATTAAGTGTTCATGGTTGTAACGAGACATTTGACCTGACTGATACTGGTTGTTTAGTTCTTCTTGTGTTATGTTATAACTCACTGCACCTTTGTCAAGTAAATTTCTACGTATTAATTCGTAAAAAACTTCGTTTCTATCTCCTCGTACTCTGTTCATAAAACAGTTGTATCCCTGCGAGTCACAGTCTTCGTACACAGGATCAAAACGCCACATATGCCAAAGCTCTGGGAGTAAACTTATTACCTTGCCTGCGACCGAACGTAGTGCATGGTTGTCTGTAACTATGGTTGCATTAGGATCAGTCCAAGCATCAGGTGTAGGTTGAAACACACTATCAACGAATCTACAATGTAATCTCTGGTTGTCTTTTTGATATCCGTATGGATATCCAAAATTGTTACTATCATGTATTGTGGCCACATAGCCATGATCAAGTATGTACTTGCTTAAATCTTTTATTATTATAGGCTCTCTTTTGTCAGAGATCCAAATTCCATCGTTGCGTAGTGTCATGACTAATTACTTATATGGCATACTGGGACAACCCTATAAAAACATATACCAACACAGTTCTTTCATACGAACGCGACTGTGATCCTATAGTACACAGTTCGCACGGAGGAGAACATTGTATATTTTTCCAACCCATGCTTCCAAAAGGTATTTTACAGTACCAACAGAAGTTAACAGATCTCTGTGATTGGGCAAACAATCGCACTAATACTTTTACTGATCAGCCTGAAAATTTTTATGATATTGCAAATCTTGTTAAACTTAATCTATGGGTCACAGACATAAGAACACAAGGCATTGTTAAACCTTTGTTACTTGCATATGTAGAAGAAGATAAACCTTACCTAATCAACAATGGTGAAAGTAGACTGAGATGCTTGGAAATAATTCCTGAAGTTAAAACAGTGGATTGTTTTATAACCACTCATAGACGTCATGCTGATCGATTTCGAGCATTGCCACAAATTGAAAATTTTTCACAGTACGCAGAAATCTGTAGAGCTGAGATTGGACAACAGTTTCAATTTAGATTTACTGATCGTAATGCACCCTACGGTATAGATTGGTATGAAACCAACAGTCAAAAGACTGGTCAATTAATGCTTTCACAAGAAGAATGTAGATTACTAATTAAAAATTATCTTAGAGAACACCCATTGGTAGTGTTTTCTCCAGACTGGTTTTCAACAGCAGTTGACTGGGATCTTTATAGAAAGAATCTGTAACTGCATCACGCCATTGCGTATTTCTATTTGTATCGCTAACTTTTACATTTAAATAAGGCAAACTATCGTTGCAATGTCCACTAAAACCTTTTTTGGGCCATATATGTGATTCTTTCCAATGTTCTAAAAACAAATCTCTAATCAATGGCTTTGGGAATGTGCCTACTTTATATTCGAAAGGTAAATTAAGTGCAAATTGCATAATTGGTCTTGCAAGAAACGGGTTACGTGCTTCTATGCCAAATGCGCCTGCAATAGTATCCACACCTCTTATATCGCATCCTGAAATTTGATGCCAATAGTCAGCAAGTAATGTGGCTTGTCCTGGATGCTGATTGTAACTATCTAAACACCATTTCCATAATGGAGAACCGTTACTGTATGGACTGTTGTTATTGTATTTTAATGTTTGATATATATTATAGCCACCAAACAATTCGTCGGCACCAGCACCAGTGAATAACACACGTTGTTTACAATTTTTTGCTATTGCCCATTGACCAACAAAACTCCAACTTTGTACAGGCATTTTAGTTCGTGCAATTACATCAATAAAATCTCGTGCCCAATCTTCGTTGTTAATATGCAATTGATTAAGACGAGACATTTGACTGCCAGTCAAAAAGTCTTCGATATGATCTACAATTGGGTCTTTGCCAATCATGTTTGTTGTGTATAATTCTGCACTATCCAGTTCAGCGAGAATAATACTACTATCCATTCCGCAACTATATGTCAGTGCATGATTGCATTGGGGTGTCATTTGACTAATAGTTTGCTTCCACAAAGCACCAAACTCTTCTCTTGCTTCTTGATAGGTGCAAGACTGAGGACGAATCCAATTCCATAGCATGTCTATTGGATTAGTAATTGTACCGTCACGATATTCCCATCCTGGTATTACTCTTGTTATACCCTGATAAGGAGTTTGCTCTAGCATGGTCCAATGTCTAGTATTATAGGTTTGTTTTACTTTAGTGCAGTCAATGTATTCAAGTATAGGGGCAACTTCACTACACACTATTAGTATATCTTTATCTTTATACTGGTATAATGTTTTTTCGCCTTGAGGGTCAGCAGCATATCTCACAGTTTTTTTATCAGTCCAGGCCCATGCCCATGGACCCCAACCTTGAGCCAATAGTTTTGAATTTATGTTTACACATTCATCTACAAACTCTATATCATTAGAATAACTACCAATGTCTTTATAGTTGTATATTTCGCCATTGTATGCTAGAAAGTTTTCGTGAGAATGTTTGTAGTATTCATCTGAACCGGTTATGTGCAGTATAGCCTGTGCAATAAAAATATTATCGCTATGTTGATACCTTACACTGTCTGGCCCTCGGCTTTTCAATATATCAAGGGCTCGATGATGTTGTTCTATAGGTAGTTTTTCTTTGCTTTTGACTAATAAGATGCCACACATTTACTTTAGCAATTCGCAAATTTTATGTGCAATGGACTTAAAATCTTTTTCTACTAAACCTCGTGTGGTTTCAGCGGCAGTTCCTATTCTTATTCCTGATGTTTCAACAAAGTTACGTGGATCGTTTGGCACACCGTTCTTGTTAACAGTAATACCATGCTCTTCTAGTATGTCTGCAGCCTGTCTACCACTGTGTTTACTTTTGCTTAGATCCATCAGTATGATATGACTGTCTGTACCACCAGTCTGCACTGGAAATCCTTTAGATTCAAATACTGTACACATTGCTTGAGCATTTTTTACAACCTGATCAGCATACTGTTCAAAACTAGGAAGTAATGCTTCACTATAACACTGTGCTTTCGCTGCAATAATATTCATGAGGGGACCGCCCTGTGTTCCTGGAAAGATTGCACTGTTTATACGACGAGTGTAATCAGGATTGTTCCACAGTATCATTCCGCCTCTTGGTCCACGTAGTGTTTTATGTGTGGTGCTGGTAACAACATCTGCAAAAGGCAATGGTGATCCATATACACCACCTGCAACCAGTCCACTGTAGTGTGCCATGTCAACTACAAGAATAGCACCAACACTTTCAGCAATGTCTTTAAAAGCACTCCAGTCTATCTGCCTTGGATATGCACTTGCACCTGCTACAATTACTCGTGGCATATTTAAACGTGCTATGCCTTCGATCTTATCGTAGTCGAGGAAACCATGATCGTCTACTCCATAGGTCACACTATTGTAAACTTTACCACTAAGTGTAGGCGAAGCACCATGTGATAGGTGTCCGCCACTTGCTAGATCCATGCCCATTAGAACATCACCGGGTTTCATAAATGCTTGATAAACGGCAGTATTTGCATTAACACCTGAGTGTGGTTGAACATTTGCAAATTCACAATCGTATAATTCGCAAACCTGTGCTATTGCTAAACTCTCAATGACATCCATATTTTCGCAACCGTTGTAGTAACGTTTGCCTGGATAACCTTCAGCATATTTGTTGGTGAATACACTGCCACATAGTTCCATTACGGCTTCACTTGCAAAGTTTTCACTGGCTATTAGTTCAAGAGTATCTTTTTGTCTGCCAAATTCTTTTGTAAGAATGTATCTAATATCTGGATTCATACTACTTGCTATGACTTGGCATTTTGGTTTCTATAAACCAAACATGCTTTTGTAATTTAGGATGATATTTTTTTACACGTATCTTTTTACCTTCACGTATCATACTCACAGTTTTGTGTGCTAGGTAATGATAGGTTGCGTTCTCACGTTTTTCGCCTTCAGGTATCATCCATGCTTTGGAGTCTTTATTTTTTTTAGCTGCCATCTACTGTTCCTGTTATTGTCATTGTACGTCTTATCTCTACACCTGCATTCACACCACTGTGTAGTATTTTCTGCCAAGGTGTAATGTCAAACACATCGCCTGCACTGTAGTTAGTTACAACTTGATCATCACCCATAAAAAGTGCATGTCCCATTTTATAGTCACCACAGGGTATCCAAAGCCTTTTTATGTCTCTGTTTACCCATCTATACTTTTTCCGTGACTGTGTATATGCATCAACATGAGGTTCAGTAAAACTTGCAGGTGGCAGTTCAATTATCCTGATAAGTGTTTTTCCAGTGTATCCTTCTGATGCTAAAAATCCGTCTGGTAACCATGTATGGAACGTATCGCTGGTATAACAATGATGGGCACAGTTATCAGTGTTGTAATATTTTTCACCATTGGCTATCATCTGTCTAAGAGTAATGTGTGGAGCCGGCTTACGGACACAACCATCTTCACGGTTTAGTCTATCATTAAACCAAACCCAATCAATATCCAGTTTATTATGCGGCTTCAGCAACTTCTTCTCCGGTAACAGTCATAACTCTGCGTGTCTTTGTTCCAATATTAAATGCACTATGCATTATGTTCTGCGGAAATTCAAAAACATCGCCTGCTTTATAGTCAATCACAACTTGTTTCTCAACACAAAGCACATGTCCAAATTCATAGTCCATACAAGGAATCCAAAGGCGTTTTACTCTAGCATCCTTAGCCAATCCAAACTTGCGTTTGGCACTATTATATGTGTCCATGTGAGGCCATGTGTTTGTTCCTGGCGGATGTTCAAGTATTTTTATAAGCACATTAGTTTCGCTTATTCCATTACGTTTCAAGAAGCCTTCAGGAAGTAGTGGTACAAATGTGTGTGACTCATACATAATTTTTTGTGCATTTAGTTGGTTAAGAATTGATTGTAGCTCATTGGGTATCTGTTCATAGCCTTCTTTATCGTACACATTTTCTAACAAAGCACCTCTGCTGACTTCAACATCCACTCTGTTGTCTAGTTGTTCGTTAAATGCTTCCCAATCAATATCTAATCGATCTTGTTTTAGCAAACTTCAACTCCTCTAAAGCCTTTGCGGTCTATTGCTTCGCCAGTTACTGTAATTATTCTACGTGTTTCAACTCCAAGGTTACCAGCACTATGCAGTATGTCACCGGGTATCTCATACACATCACCTGCTTTATAATCGGTCATAATAAAATCATCACCAACACAAAGTATATGTCCAAACTTATAGTCGGTGCATGGTATCCATAATCTTTTTACTGGGCCGTCCTCAGCTAGATCAAATTTTTCTTTTGTGATATGATACCCATCTAAGTGGGGTTGTGTTACAACTCCTGGTTCATGCTCAAGAACTTTTATTATAACACGACCATCCATACCTACTGTGGGCCAGAAATCTTTTGGAAACATATCAATAAAGTCATCGCTTACGTATTCTGTATAAATGCAAGTTGCTTTATCATAATGATGTTCATTTACTTTGTAGTTGTTGTCATATGTTTCTTGTTTTAGTGGCCAGTTATATTCTGTTGGCTTTTTAACTACACCATCAATATTGTCAATTCTGGCATTGAATGCTTGCCAATCAATATGCAAGTGCCCTATTTTTTCCATGTTTAGCTCCTATGTTTTATATAATTTAATAAGTTCGTTTGCAAGTTTTTTATCACTTAATTTGCTTATCTCTCTTATGTGCCTATCACCAACACGATTGATCTTTTGTTTGAAACCCTTGTATTCTACTTCAGAATAGTCTACACCTTGATGTTTAACAATACTTGTATCTTCAAACCCATTTGGTATAAGTTCCTGTTGGCTATATATTTCTAATTTATCTATATCAATAAACCAAGCAAACTTGCCTTGGCTTGTCAATGGTACAAAGCCTGTGCGACATTCAGGAAATATTTCAAAAAACCTTTCCATACAACGTGCATATTTACTTACTATATCCCATCTATCTGCGACTATAAAGTTTCCTTTTTCCATTGGGTACTTTGCGTTTTTTCCTAATTTTTTATCTGCATTAAATATTTCAGGCCGAGAAATTACATAATTTAAGTGATCTTGATCGTAAAATTTAAAAAAGGATAAGGTATTTGTTAAATCAAACTTTTTGTTGGCTAGTATATACTCTCGAAATAGTCTACTTTCTTTAATTAATGTTTTAACATTTCCTGGATGAGCCCAAAAGTAAATTGTATTCAACAAACCACCTCTATCATTCATTGCACTGTCAAGAAACGTAACGTACCAGCTATTTTTATAATAGACCAATTGAGGTTTGTCTTTGCCAATGATAAAGCAACCCAGTGGGTCCATATCTAATTTTTGATCTAAATTTGTAGGCACACCATAATCATAAGGTGTTGCTCCATTGTAAAAATTTTCAATTTGTAACGAGCTCATCGGCTCAATTATTGTACCACATTGTGGGCGTTTGAAAATTGCATATTCGTCTGAGAAATGTTCGAGTAATTCGTCCTCATGTTGATACAAAAAAGTTTGCTTATCTATTTTATCACGATATTTGTAAAGGCTAGGAAACGCATTTTCTCTGTACTCTTCATTCATGTTGTCATCAGTTTCAGTGAAAAAATGCATAACAGTCTCATCTACGCGAATATTGTTTTCAACAAAATCTAACAAAATTCTTTGACTGTCATAGCCGCCACTGTATAGTAAAGCAACATGTTTATATTCTTTTTTAAGTCTTTTTATAAAATCCAAACTATAGTTGTAATCCATGTCAAGAGTTTTGTCTGCAAGTGCATTTCTAAACTCATCCATTAGTGCTGGTGCACATACAAACGGCAACCAACAATCAAACACTTTTTCATACCATTTTACTAGGAACACGTTACCTAATCGTTTGCCGTCAGGAGTTTCCCAGTAGAAAGAGTAATTCATCTTTCGTGCTTGGCGGTTACCTAGTTCTACAAGTTCTAATAATTTTTCTTTAGACATCTTAAGTTCTTTGTAAATGCAGAAATAGTATGACGAGCAGCACTCGTCATACTATAAAGTTTCGATTGATCAATAAGATCTATTGTAGTTTACCAGCTTTCCAGTTGTTCACTGTATCAGCTTTAACACCACCTGGCATCCAATCAGCAGCATCTTTCCACCAATCTTCTAAACCAAGACCTCTTTTTTCCAATTCAGCTGAAGTTGGAATAAAAGCAGTACCATAGTACTTCTTAAGGTCTGCATCGTTAGACATCATGTCACCAATAACAGCTTTAGCATCTGCTTTTTGAGCTTCATTTAGTTTAATACCAAATACAACTGGAAATTCAACCAATGAACTTAATCCCCAATTTGGGAAAATATCAGCAAATTTAGCAGTACCGTTTACGCCACCTGTTGTAGCAAAACAGTTTAGATCTGGTGTATTGATTTCTCTTGCAGTATAACCCAAGTACATTAGGTCAGTATCACCTGCTAAGAAACCTTTAAGTGTATTTGAAGAACCGTTGTATGCAACCTTCTTCCACTTGTTTCCAAACTGTTTTCCTAAGTCGGAGAAGTCATCTGGTAAGTTGTTAAAAGTACCAATTGTAACACGATCTTTTGCTTTGATCCATGCCATAATGTCTTTCAAGTCTGAACCGATATTGTCTGACTTACGAACACACATTGCATTTGATCTGTAAAAGAAAGGAGTTACATAACTAACGTCTTTGGTAACTTCTGGTGCAATAAAGCACTTCTTTCTAACTACATCACTAATCCATGATGATCCAGACTTAAAGTAAAATCCTGGACGGTCTGTACCAGCAATGTATTTTTTGTTTTTAAAACAGTTAGCAGTATGTACTAACTTACTGTCATAACCTCTTTCTGTAAGAGCTTTCTGTAACATAACACCCTGTTTCCAGTTGTTACCTGTGTTAGAAGAAGCAACGATAACATCGAGGATCTTCTTTTCTGCCATTGCAGGACCAGAAACTCCTGCAAAAATTGTAAGTGCTACTAGTACAGCACTTAGTCTTGATAGTAAGGTCATATATTTTTCTCCATAATTATGTTTAACCTATGTTGCATTGTACAACACTTTAAGATGTTGTCAACCTTTGTTTTGGTTTTTTTCTAACCAAAATGTAAATTATATAATACGTTCGAACTCATCAATAGTTTATCTTGCAATATAAATGCAATTAAAAGTATTAGTGTTTCAGTTCTACGTAAAATATAGCCTAGTGGCAATAACAATACCATTACGGTAAAGTGATACCACATGTCGTATTGTTGGAAACCTGTGTACAACACAAGCCCAACCAGTATGGCACCAGTAGCATATATCATGTGTACCATGTTAAGTTTTTTAAGAACATTAACATATTTCACTGCTGGCCAACACAATATGACTGCTACCATATTAATAAAGACAAACCAATAGGTAAGTCTTTCAAAAAAGTTTTGTTCAATACTAATTCTCCAATTGATTACATAGCTGTTCATTTCAATTAGACTTATTAGTATGGTTTCACTAGGACTCATTGGAATACCAATCAGCATCAACGGCAACAACAATACTAATGTACAACTGTTGTTGGCAGTTTCAGCACTTATGAGTGATTTCATGTGTCCGTCTTCTCGATAGCTACCTTCCTTTATAGCACGTTTCTTTTCCACTGCATAACTGAAGTTACTTGCAATACCTGTACCAATGTGCGGTACCAATCCAACAATTGCTCCAAATATACTACCACGTATGCTGGCCCATTTGTTTTGCCACCAATGTTTAAAATGTACCATTGGCGAGCTATCGTCAAAGTAGTCTTTGTCGTTTTCATATTTGAAGTCTTTGAACTGTTCCACAGTGTTAAGCAATGTAGGAAACACATAAAGTGCTACCACCACTGGAAACAATGGCAAGCCTTCGTATAAACTTGGGAAAGTGTCGTATGGAATAAAGCCTTCGCCGAAGATAAAAAATGGAACGTTGTGTTGTCCTATGAGTCCTAGTGCGGCTCCGAGTATAAAGACAACTCCATTTTCTCGCCAACTGCGTCCTAATAAGAATACCACACTACAAGTTGCAATCCACAGTATGCCAAACTGTATTTCTGCACTATAAAAGTTCATTAGGCCGTGGATAACAAATGGAAGCACTGCAAAGATCACACAAACGGAGATGAACGATCCAAACACACTTCCAATTGCAGCTCCACTTATTGCAAAGTTTCCTTGCCCACGTTCGAACAATCGTTTACCTTCTCGTACGGCTGGTAAACTACTGGATTCGCCTGGTATTCCAAACACTGTTGCAATAACACTGCCACTGAACTGCGAAACACTTGCCAAGCCAAGATAAAATACCAACATTTGAAAGAGAGTTGACTCCATAAGAAATGGGTAAAGCATGAACAACATTATAGTATTGCCAATACCAGGGATTAAGCCAGCTAAAAAGCCTGCAAGGATACCACCCATCACATGGATAAAATCTATCCATTCAAAAGAGCCTACAATGTGTACAACACCATCGTCGATCATAATCAATCCTTTACTAATAAAAATACTCTTAACAGTAACACAGATAGGTCTGTGGTTCAACTGTTAACTTTACCTTTATTGTGAATTCGACTAGTGAAATAGAGCTGGGCGTTCTTGTTAAGTAAAGGCGTTAGCCAGGCGTCCGTTGTTGCTCGCGTCTTAGATGGCGCTGTCGATGTGAATATTTAGTGGGTGTGTCTATTAGGGTGTAATTTATATGGCTTGTCTTTTGGTTCGATAATACATTACCTGGTTGGTATCTAAGCACTGAAACCTCATGCCATTGTTTGTTGGTGCTATACTTTGAATGTCGTTGATAACACTTGGATTTTCTGTGAGATATTGTATGCATGCAGGTCTAGTTTTAAAACTATCCTGCATGAGTTGCACTTCAATTCTATCAGTGTTAGGAAATGAAATAAATGCTACAATAAACCATTCTAGCAATTTATTTTGCTTCTTCTTTGGTAAGAGCTAGTTTGTAACAAACTTTTTTTCCTTGAACACTATCTATTGTAATAGCTGGCACGTCTGCCTTTACTATTCTGCATTTTTCAAGTTCGTGCCATTTATAGCCTGCCTGTTTTTGTGCTTCTACTGTTCGATTGAAATCTGCATTGTCAACAGAAAACAATAATGCTAGTATTAATAATGCCATTTTAGGTTCCTTTTAAATTATAGTATTATTTATAGTAACATTGAGACGACAGAATGTCAACCTCATGCTTAAAAATTACCAGTGTTCAGGCCAGGCATAGTGTCTGTTTAGTGTGTTGTATATCTGTTGTACCTTATACTTGATCTCACTGCCACTGTTAATCTGCTGTAGTCTTTTTAACCAGTCAACCAATTGAACAATTTCAGTTTTTGTTCCGCTATGACTGGTCCTACCTATAGTCAACGGCCTGCCTCTTTTGCTTGCAAAGCCATAATTCCACAGTGTTTCTATTTGTGTATGTCTATTTTTGATTCTTTCAAACTTGTCGTCCTTAAACTGAAAAAATCCTTGTTCGCTTGGCAACACACTATAGTTTTCATAGTTTAAATTAAGCTCTAAACATTCGACACCTTGATCACTTACTTCGCTTCTCCAAGTGCTTCGACTCCAATGATTTTCACTGGTATCAAATGCTTTTAATTGTTCGTCTGTCATTATTTCGTTTGCTATTACGGCGTCGTTACCAAGAAATTGTATTACTTTTGGTGTAATCAATACTGTGGGTATGAACAGTTCTTCTGCACGTGATAGTATTTCTTTTTGGTTTTGAACACTATGTTCCTTAGCACTTTTTTGTGCAGTAAACTGTTGCAGTTGTAAACCTGCACGTTCCTCATTGAAGTTTCTATAGTACCTACCGTTTTTAAGTCTATTAGTGACTTTAGTATATAGACTAATATCTTTGGTTTCTAAGTGCATTAATTAATCTCCAGTCTAATTCGATATAATTACATTATAACAAATAATCAGCAAAAGTCAATGGATAAAATGTTACTCACAATTGGTGATAGTTTTACATACGGAACAGAACTTCTTGACATCAGTCTGTCCTGGCCTTATCAACTAGGTGCAAGACTTGGTATGCCAGTGGTAAATCTTGCACAACCTGGAGCAAGTAATGATTATATTGTACGAACCACTGTGAATGCTATCAATGAGTACAATCCTGATCTTGTGATTGTAGGGTTTACAACGCCTAATAGATTTGAACTTAATTGGGAACACTATACACCAACTAAAACACCAAATTACTTTGACAATTGGAATGAAGAATGGGCAGAGAACAAGTTTCATACTCAGGTTTGTGTACTAGAGAGCTATATCAAATGCAAAAACTATTTCTTAGGTCCATGGGATTGTGATATAAGCTATTGTAGTAATTACATTGGTACTTTAGTTGAAATGTGTGAAGGTTTTGATAAAGGTTCTGGAGGACATCCACTGGTACAAGGCCACACCGTAATAGCAAAAAAAATATCAGAAATTATTGGCTAGCCATGATTCTAGATCACCGGTAAGATTTGCCATCATTGCTTCTTGTGAACCAAAGAAACTCAAACGTTTTTGTCCGTAGTAATAAGGAAATTGCAGTTTTCGATCAAGACCAAGTATAACTCGTTTGTTCTTACGGGCATAGTTGTCAGGTAGCACATAATCCCAATATTCAAATTTAAGTTTTTTTAGTACTGTAAAACCTGTAGTGGTTAGACGCATTCCCCCATTTTCACGTGTGTTATACCACCATGAATGTAACGCAGTTTTGTACTCAGTACGATTTTCTTCTAATAGATTAAGAATACTAAGTGTAAGTTTTTTCTTATCCCGCATCTTTATAAACAACTTGACCTTTACTAAGTAATACCACAGTAAACTTGTCGGTCTTGAATTGTGTATTAAGTTTTTTTGCTAGGCTAATTGCATGCCCTGGGTTTGAGAAACTTACTTTTTTATACTTAGGCCCAGGATATTGTACCAGCATGTTTGATGTTTTTAGATTTATAGGTTTTTCATCAAAATATACTGCCCATATACCTTCACTGGCTAATACTTGTTCAGTTTTGTAAGTTACTTTGTCAGTGACTTCAACTAGTATCTTCGGTTTTGGTCTTGCCATATTCGTTATCTCCATAGTTATTTATGATAAACTACGTAGATAACTTGGTTAACTGCTCAGTTAATTACCATGTTCCACCATCTACTTCTATAGTATCTGGTTTTTGGAAATTTTCTTGTTTTTGAAGTAGATCTATGTCAAGTAATAGTTTGGTTATGTCTCCGTGTAGGTTTTTTGCATCCTGCATTGTCCAGACAAAATCTCTAGCATTTGTTGCATCACATTGTGCAACCCTGTCGATAAATTTTCTAATGTAAAGTCCACTCACTTGTAGTAGAATCCATCTGGTTCTCTAACTGGACCAACATAACCGTAACGATCTAGTATAATAAGTTTAGGACAAAACATTACCTTGGTTTTGTGATTGATTGTAACCATGTAATATCCTGCAGCATACCAGCTTTTAGATTTCTTTTCTTTGGTATATATTGGCAAACGTTGATTTATATCCCATACACCATTGTATGGTTTGCAATCTGTTGGAAATCGGTTTACTTGATTCTCTGGATGCTGGACACGTTCAAGTATGCTATCAAATTTTATTTTAGTAATGTCACGTAGACTATTAATAGTTTTAAAACGACTTGCCTCTTTATTTGTTTTTAGAAAATAGCCAGTTGGAGTTTTTTCAACTGAACCAATCTTTTGGTTGTTTTGTTGTAAAACCCAAAACTTTCCATTAACTATAGGCTTTGCTATCGTGTCTGTCATATTTTTAAAACTCCTTGGTATGTTTGATTCAACCAACGACCATACTGTTCAGCATTTTCGCTTAGTCGATTCAAATCGTATTTACCACAAAATTTAAGGAACTTAGAACCAACCTGTCCTACATCCTTGTTTGTGATTTGTTCTCTAATAAAATTGTCAAGTCTTTGTTTTATTTCTTCAGGTTGTGCAGTTAGATCGATCAGTTGTCGGTTTCGATTGTAGTCATCTAACACTCTGTGTTCTTTGCCTTCATGATCTGTCCAACGTTGTAACATCATGTTGTTCCAAGCATAACCTTTGCTGGATCTATCTTCAAATGCTTCTTGTAAGCCAACCTTGTTTTTAGTGCCTTTCTTACGTACACCAGGAAATGCACTAAACACATTGTCACTGCTGTCGCCTCTCATACACTTTTCAAACAACAACCATTTAGGATTTGGAACTTCTTTAGGCAGTTTTGTTTTCTTGTCTATCACTGGCTTGCCTTTTGCATCAAATATGCCTTCGATGGTAATCAGTGTGTCATTGATGCCATTAAACTGTTTAACATTTTCTGCCAGCAGTTGATAAAAGTCACTGTCTGAACTGATAATAACATGTTCATCTGCAGGATGTAGATGTATCCAACGTGCTATAAGATCGTCAGCTTCTGCATCACCATCACGTAGTACACTACAATTAGTTTTTTCACGTAGGTATTGATTGAAGTCATCAAACGTATCCCAAAACAATTTTTCTTCTTCTTGCTCACGTTCTGTTAGTGCGGCTCTTGCTTCTGAGCGATTGGCTTTGTATGGCTTGTAGTAATCTTTGCGCCAACTACGACCTTCTAAACAAAACACAACATGATCAGCATCAAACTTTTTTGCTACTTTGTTGATAGCGGCCATGCTGATGTGCAGTGCATATCCAACTTTCTCCCATGGATCACTTGCACGGAATGCAACGTGTCTTGCACGGAAAAACATATTAGCAGTGTCAATCAATAGATACTTCATAGTACACCTTTTGTTAGTAATATGTTTATTATAACACTAGATAAGTTTATTGTCAACTATATACTTTGTGAGATATTGTGCCCATGCTCTGTGTCCATTTGTTCCATAATGGTAGCTTGCTGGGCTTACAGTTTCGCATTTTTGTGATACAACTGCATCGAATGTGTTTGCTGGATTATAGGGACCAATAAAACTTGAGCCCCAATCTTTTTGTATTTCTATTTTACTAAAGTCATTGTTGCCGTTAAAGAAAATATGTTTTGCTCCAAGAGACTCAAGTTCTAGATGAAATTGCCAAATTTTATCGTGTGCTTCACTGGTTTTCTTTTTCCAATCAACGTTTGCTACATATTCTTTGTATTTTTGTTGATGGCTGTCAGGCACATCATCTATGCCACTAGCATTTATCTGATAGTATGCACCATCTATCAGCCATTCTTCTCTTTCCCAAGTGCTCCACTGAATAACATAAAGTGTTCTGTAGATGTCTTTTGCTTGTTGTTCTAGCCATCGACGTGTAGTTCTCATAATACGATCGTTAGAACTCGCACTTTCAGCCTCACACTTGAAACCACAATTCAACCTGTTGCTCAGTAGTTTACCCCAAGAATGTGCAATGTTATCGGGATGTGGAACTCTACCCATCATCCAGTACTGTGGATCATCTTCAGCAAAAGCATGATTATTCACACATTCAGCGGCCGCAGTATGCGAATCTCCGTTAACATATAGTATCATATAAGTTTGTTTTCTCTAATGTAATCGATTAAAAATTCAGCCCACACTTTGTGGCCATCAGCTTCATAGTGATACCATTTGTCTGGACGTAAACCTTTGTTTTTGAGATACCAGTAATAACTTTGATTGTTATCATATGGACCTACGAATTTGTTGTTCCAGTCATACTTTTTGTTTTTATTAACCTGAAAATGCAAAAACAAATCATACATGCAATTGAAGAACAAATGCGTAATGTTTTTATGTTCTAGTTCAAGATGAAAACTATAGATGCGTTTGTGCCATTCTCTAGCCTTTTCCATCCATAAATCAGGCGTTTGTTCAGTTACCCACTGTTTGTACTTGCTTTGAAGTTCCTTAGGTATACTGTCTGTTCCGCTTGCGGTTACTGTGTAGTATCTGTCATTGTGTAACCATTCTTCACGTTCCCAGGTGCTCCATCCAATTACAATAAAGTCTGGTGTTGAGTGCTCTAAATATTCCTGTGTGCGTCTAATGATGCTTGAATTGCTACTACCACCTTGTGCTTGGTTTATTAAATTGAATCCAAATTCTTTTGCAACAATACCTGCATAACTAAAATCTGGAGCAGTATGTGAATCGCCGTTGGCATATAAAATCATTACTTTACTTCGGTATATCCGTTGCCAAGATCACGACTCTGTGTATACCGTATTTCAGGATCTGCCTGCTCTTGTTCGTATGTTTCAAGAGCAACATTTCTACAAACATTCTGAAACCAACGATCAACTATTACATGCTCTTCTTCGTTTGGCTTTTGTTGATAGCCAGCACGAACAAGATTTGCAATAAATTTTTCGTTCCAGTCTAGTTCAAATGCACCATTGTTTATATCTTCTGGATCAACATCCATGCTTAGTATAGACACATATGGTTCACCGTTAGCAGTTGCAATTTCTTTTGCTGTTTTTTTCGTACGAGAAACTTTATTGCCTTCATGGACTCCTTTTTTAGTTGCTTTCTTTTTACCAAACAATCTTTCAAACATTACACTCTCCCTTGTTGTTTAAGTATATCAGTTACCTTTGACAAAACTTCATTGTAATTTTCTGGCTTTGCTGTAGGTTTAAAATCGCTTTCGTTCAATAAATTTAAGATATCTTCGTAATATAATTGTACACTATACGAGCTTTCTTTTATACCATCTAAATAATCTAAATTTAAAAGTTGTTTGTGTACGCAATACTTAATAAAGTCGTCATCAATATCTACAGTAGGTATTTGTATTACTTTGGTATTGTTCCATACATCTGTTTTCATACTAATAATCCAACTGGTAATTTGTTTTGCTATATCCTTTCGTAGCAGTTTTATAACATAACTGCTACTCCAAGTTTGAAAGCACTCTTCTCTTTCACTATCAACCAGTGGGATATGATCAGGAAACAACTTCCATACATAATTTTTATTGTCTTTTTTGTACTTAAAAAAATCGGCCCACTTTGCTCGTACATCGTCGTTCCAGTGATATGGTTCTTCGAAGTATTTAGAGTTTAGTTTCTTTGCTAGAAAACTTCCAAGTGCAGTTGATCCACTACGATAACTGCCTAAAATCATAACAGGAACATTGTCAGGTATTGTAAATTTTTTCATTACAATTTTCCATCTTCCCTTTTGATTTTATCAAACATATTCTACCTCTTGTTTTTAAAAACCGGTATAGGTTGCATTTTATGCAAGTTTTTAGCTCTAAGTTCGCGATATTTTTCCAATGATTCTACTTCAGGGCCAACTGCAAGTGCATTTAGGTCATCAAGTTGCATGGCTCTTTCCATCTGTTGGTAAGATAGTCCTCCTAATTGATCTTGGTCAGTTCTGCCATCCTCCCATAACCCATCAGTTGGTTGAGCATCAATGATACGTTGGTCGATTCCTAGGTCTCTGCCAAGTTGCCATACTTCAGTTTTGTATAAATCTGCAATAGGTGAAATGTCAACACCACCGTCACCATATTTTGTATAAAAGCCAACACCAAAGTCTTCAACTTTGTTTCCTGTACCTACAACTATGCCACCAAATGTTTGTGCCTTTTGATACAATGTCATCATTCTCAACCTAGCACGTGAGTTTGCCAGTGCTAGTTCATTTTTTGGAAACTGAAATAGGTCTTCAAATTTTTCAAATACTGGTGTAAGATCAATCATTTCAAAACTAGAATTCATGTAGTGTTCGCCTAACCATAAACAGTGATCTACACCTAAGTCAGTTTGCTCTTGTTTCTGCCTTATTGGCATTACTAATGCAAGTGTTGGAATACCAGTCATTGAACACAATGTACTAACCACAGCACTATCTATGCCACCGCTTACACCAACTACTAACTGCTGAATGTTATGCTCTTTACAGTAGGTTTTAATCCAATCTTTAATCTCAGTTTTTAAATCCATATTAAAAGAAATACTCCTTATGTTTATCAGTATCTAACAGTACTTGCAAGATAGTATTATATAGTATATTTTCACTTTTGTCAACACTGAAATCAGGGTAGATTCCAAACGTTTTAAAATTATTTTGTTCCGAAAAACATTTCATTTGAAGATAATTAAAGTATTTGAAACTGCTATAATCAGGATGCTTGTTATTGTCTTTGACGTTATGTTTCATGTAACTACTTAACATCCAACCAATTTTAGTTTCGGCATGTATACTATCTCTTAATGTGTGAACAAGCAAAAAAGGCAGTTGACAACTTAACCAATTACTTCTGGTCCAGTCTTTAATAAGTGTCCATGTTTGAAGAGTATCTGTTTTCAAACTAAAGTTTTGTTCTGCAAGACTACTAGAATTCTGACTAAAAAATATAAAATCTATTGGATGGTCAAACCTACAATGACGTTGTACAAATAATATATCAATATCTTTCCAGTCTACTGTAATATTATTACATTTTGGATGCTGACTGCTCCCAATATTGGTAACTGAATATCCATTTTCAAGTAGTGTATCAACAACAATTGCACCTTTGCCTTGTCCGCCACCTACTACAATTGCATTTTTCATACCAACTCCGGATAAAGATTTTTCCAATTACTACCCTGCAATTTATCAATTTTATCAAAATATTGTCTATAATCATTGACTGCATCATATTCAAGTTCACGTAAGCAATTCTTAATATTGCCACTGATATTCAAATTGTCACAGTACTTTACTAGATAATCTTCTAGTTTAGTTTTCACCTGTTCTTTTATTTTTGTAGGTAGATTCCTACAACGTAGGCGTTCTTGTCCCATGGTTACTTGATTTATCGTATGATCAATGGCACCCACTTCTTGCATAAAGTAATCAATGATGTCTGGAAGTTCTTGTGCAGTTAGTACAAAAAATACAGTATTGGCTCTCAAGTCAACATTAGTTTGTGCTTGGAGAAACTTTATATTATTGAGCGTGGTATTCCAGTTGCCACCTCTTCTAATATAATTAAATTTTTCCCCAAATCCGTCGATGCTACAAGTAAACATCACATTAGGAAATTTAAGTATTTCTTGCACAATGGCATTGTCTTGTTTCCACTGCATATTTGTGTTTACTCTTACAAGCAAATCAGGACGTTTTTCAATCTGCCTCAGTAATTTAAGATTATACTTGATAAGTGTGGGTTCACCACCGCTCATATAAATTTCATTGAGTCTGGCTTGATGGGTGACTACATAATCTATTATTTTATTAGCAACTGCAGGAGGAGTATGTTGTACTGGCATATTTTGCTCTACTGCAATGCTACTACTTTGTTTGTGCCAACAAGTAACACATTTAAGATCGCATAAACTACTCCAATGTAAATCTAATGCTTTAAGTTGGAACTGTGATACATCTGTATAATCTATAGTGCTATCAATGCTTAACTCATTATAAAGATTGCGTAGGCTTAAAAAGTCACCGGCACCTGTTGAATTTTCTAAACTTAGACAACTTTTGCAATTGTCTGTAATATTGTCATTGAGAATTTTTTTTCTAAGAGTTTTATATTTGTCATTGAACAATGTTTCTTCAAGCGTCGTATTGGTTAGATCATAGCTTACGAGACTACGAGTACAAGCCCTTGTGAATCCATTTGTATCCACATACAGCACGGTCCATGGAGCACTACAAAAATGTTTGTGTTGCTTAAAAAGTTTAAATTTTGTTTTAGGATCAAACACTATTTAATAACCATGTATAGAAAGGCGTTGTATAGAATAAAGTCCAATAACCATTCCATCCCCAAACAAGAGATCCAGTTTGATATTCAGGTAAAGTAATACCTTGATCCTTTTGTTCTGTATACCAAGGTTCGGGGTACTTTGGAAAATACTTTGAATGATCTAAGATCTTTGCTAGATCTATTCCATCAACAGACATTGAAGTAAGTTCTAACTGTTGAGAATTAATTTCATCATGATTTTCTCTTAATATTTTTAAACAATAGTCACTGTTACTATTAAGATTAAGTTCAAAATTAGCAGTATAATTGTTGTTAACTATTGTAGATGGATATACAATTTCATTGTTATTAAGAATAACAAAACTAGGGGGCAGTAGTTCGTATGTTGCTTTAAAATTAACAGTGAAATTAATTTGTTCAGAATTACTAAAATTCATCTATAAGCCCTTGCTTCTTAACTTGCTCAAGTCTATTGGTGCTTTCATTGCTCGTTCAAGCGGTGTACTAGGTGCCCCATGCGTTTCCGAAGAGGCTAATGTGTAGTCTGGGTGTAAACCTCCATCCTCTCTCCATGCAGAGTCTTGCAACTTCTTGGACGTTGAGAACATATTCTTCACTCCTGCCACCCAACGGCATAAGATATACAGGACATTCAATCCCTGCTTGCCTATACTCGTCAACAGCTCGACCAGCTTCATTGATATCAGTTTCATCAGCAACCACAAACTTGAGATACATGTCACTACCGACCACAGACTGATAATCACGAGCCACTGCAGGC